TACTCTATTAATGAACTACACAAATTATTTTAAAACACCTGAACCCTTTGTAAAAAAAGTAAAAAAGTTTATTCATGAACCCGAGCATATAATATTATATGGTCCTGAAAATTCTGGTAAATATACTCAAGCGCTTCATATCATTAGTCAGTTTAGTAAATCAAACTTGAAATATAGCAGAAAGATAGAATTAGAAATTAACAGTGAAAAATATTATTTTAATATTAGCGATATACATTTTGAAATTGATTTTGAATTATTAGGAACAAATGAAACCACGATTTGGTTAGAATTTATTTTAGCAATCACTTCTATTATAGACATACAGGGAAAAAGTATATTGTTGTGTAAAAATGCGCATTGTATGAAAGACGAATTATTATATATTTTTCATACATTTATGCGCGACCCCAATTTAAAAATAATATTATGCACAAAAAATGTATCCTATTTTCCAACACAAATAAAGGATAAATGTTTGATATTTAATTTAAAACAAATAAAGGGTATACAATCTTATTCACAACAATATAAATTATATTGTGACCAAATCATAGAGTTTATCAATATTCAAAGTAATGATTTGTTTTTATTACGAGAATTGTTATATTCCCTCATGACCTATAATTGCGATATTCATACATGTTTATTTTATATATATGGTGAACTCATCAAACATAAGTATTTGGACGTCTCTCATTTAAAACAATCTCTTAAAAATAGCATTGATATATTAAAGCATTATAATACAAATTATAGACCTATCTATCATTTAGAGTTGTTTATTCTTGAATTATACGCATTAAGACATACCTCAATAAAATAATATAATAATAAGACAATATTCATACATAATGAATAAATCTGATGCGTATTTAATATTAAATATAGATTCGAATGAAGTATTAACTGAATTATTACTTAAAACAAAATATCGTAAAGCATGTTTAAAATGTCACCCAGACAAATCTGGCGGTACTTCAGAGTCATTTATAAAAGTAAAGGAAGCACACAACTATTTAAAAAATGAGGTTGTAGTTGAAGAACCCCTTCAATATTATGTTCAAATGTTAAAAAACTTTAATTACTCACTCGTTGATTCCTTTATTATAGAACCGATCGTAAATTACTTAAAACGAACAACCTATGATTTAAATCCAACCTTAGCCCATTTGATGAATAAAAGCGTATATCATTTAGTAGAGCATGATATTTATATACCTTTATGGCACCAAGAAATATGTTTTAAAAATATTATTATAAACATTAATCCAATTTTGCCTGATAATGTCATGATTGATGCGGACAATAATATTCATATAATTATTACGCCTTTAACACCAGACGAATTCATTTTAGGTGGGATAAGTTTTTCAATTCAGCACTGTATAAAAAATATAGATGAATTGAAAGGAAAAGGGATACCTCGAATAAATATAAAAAATATTTATGATTATAGTATTATTTCAGATATTATTTTACATGTTAGACCTTAGATCCTTATGCCTTAGCACCTACTTTCTTTGAAGACTTCTTAGGCTTTTCTGCTTCAACGACTGGCTCAGGCTCAGGCTCACTTGCTGGCTCAACTACCTTATTCGATGGCGGTGCTTCTCCATCGCTATCATAGGTTGGTTCGGTAAGTGCTGGGTCCTTCGCAAGAGGCGCTACATCTGGTGAAATCTTAATGTGACAGACGCCCTTTGCCAAAGTTTCAGTTGGCTTGACTACAACCTGGTACGCCTTCCAAGTTACACCGAACTTACCGCTGGCAAACCATAGACCGCCGCACATAATAATACATGCGACTTCACAACCCTTTTGGATCAACACATCAGGTGTCATGCCCGTATCATTTGGAATCAACTTATTATTTTGCGTATCAAATAGCTCAAACTTATACTCACCGTTCCAAATTGGAAGCTTAATTTTTAGTGTTGGCGCACGCGTCTTGTCAGGCTCACCCGTTGCTTGGTCCTTTCCGTACTTTAGAATTGGGGTAAATAGCGCATTAATAACATCTTCCGATACACTCTGCTTACCTAGCCAATCGCGGGAATTCTTTCGCGCATCTGCCTTAATCTTATTCTCAAATTTAATTAGCACGTCAAGCAATGCCTGAATGCTTGGATTGCTAAACTCTTCCCGTGGAAATTGAAGGCTCAAATCATAACTCTTTCCATTAGGATTATCGAATACATTCGCACCCCATGTCATCATCAATGGAGTATTAATGTGTAGAGGCTTTCGAGTCATCGTATTCAAAATTCCCACACTCTTACCGCCAGATGCGTTGGCCTTAGCCTTAGTGTAGATAACATGCTCATCAGGTACAAATTCGTTCGGGGATACAACTAGTGATGCCATTTTGTTACTATAATAGTAGCGAAATCTTTAAATCAATTTTATTTTAATTCATTATAAGTGTCAAAAAAACTTATAATAAATTTGTTTTTTGCTTCATTTTTAAAGAATATAAGAATATATATAATTAATATATAAAATGAGTAAACCTATTGTACAAACCTATAGCGATTATAATTATGTAAGAGATAATTCCTACACTATACCCGAGTTAAAGGAAATCGGAAAAAGATTTTCTCTAAAATTTAAACAAAAGAAAAAAAAAGACATGTCTACCGAATTATATAATTTTTTAAGAAATAATTATTGTGCCAAAAAAATACAAAAAATATGGAATAAATATTTTATATCTATATTTAACGCAACTCAAGGTCCCGCCCGTATAAAAAGAGAGCTATGTAATAATGTGGAAGATTTTTTGACAACTGAAACCGTAAAGGAAATAGATTATTATTTTTTTATTAGTTATAAAGACTCAGATGGATTTATATATGGTTTCAATTTGATTTCCATACATAATTTAATTATAAAAAGAGATACTAAAAATCCTTATACAAGAAATGCTTTTTCTGTTGAATTAATTGAATTAGTACAACGGCGAATAGGTTATAATAAAATATTAAATAAAATACATCATGAAATAGAGGATCAATACAAACCATGTATAAATTCTAAATTAATAATGGCCTTTCAAAAAATAGACCAATTGGATAATTATACGCAGGCTGAATGGTTAATCGATTTATCACAAGCAAATTTAAGAAGGTTTATTTTAGAATTATATGACATTTGGGACTATAGAGCTCAATTATCGAGAGAAACTAAGGCATTGATTTGCCCGCCAAATGGAATGCCCTTTAGAGAAGTTCCTATGCATATTATTCAAACACAATATAATATTAATATCGGATTATTAAAACAATTTAGCTTAATTATTATTAATAATTTTATAAATAGTTCGCCATTAAGGGATAACCAGAAGTTAGGTGCGATTTATGTATTATCGGCGTTAACTTTAGTGAATCCAAGTGCGGCAGAATCCATGCCTTGGTTGTATCATTCTGTATTATAATTAAATAAGACCTAAAATGAATATAAAAAGATTCTTTATAGATATGTATAAATGGCAACCACTACTAAGTCACCGAAGAAGTCGAAGACCGCATCTAAGTCAGTGCCTGAGGTTTCTACCCCGAAGGCCGTTGAGACGCCCGCACCTGTTCCAGTTGTGGTTGAGGCACCTGTCGAGAATGTCATCACCCCTCTTGTGTGCGAGACCCCTCTTTCTGATTTGTTTGTTAGCATGAACAAGACCCTTCACGATCTTGCGACTGCGGTTGCGTTGGTCAAGGCCGAGCTTCGCACGGTCGAGAAGCATGTCACTAAGGAGCTTAAGGTCCTTGACAAGTTTAACGCGAAGAAGAATAAGAATAAGGGAAATCGCGCTCCCAGTGGCTTCGTCAAGCCAACCAAGATTACCAACGAGCTTGCTGATTTCCTCGGCAAGGAGCATGGCACTCTTATGGCGCGAACTGATGTCACCAAGCAGATGACTGCCTACATCCGCGCAAACAGTCTTCAGGACAAGAAGAATGGCCGCATTATTCTTCCTGACACCAAGCTCCGCAAGCTCCTCAAGCTCACGGATGCTGATGCGCTCACTTACTTCAATCTCCAGAAGTACATGTCTCCTCACTTCGAGAAGTCTGTTTCCGCGTAAACTAAATTCTAGTAAAATAAACTAAAAAATCATAAAAAGGATTGCGTTCCATCATGCTTTCATAGCTCAGTCGGTAGAGCGTGTGACTGTTAATCACAAGGTCGACGGTTCGATCCCGTCTGGAAGCGTACACAATTTAATATTATCTTATTCTGATAATATTAAAAAACTTAAACTTTAGTACCAAATGCTGTATTAAACATTTTGATAATAGATGTATTTACGCCAAAAAGGTCCCCTACATTAGAACCACCGCGCTTATCGCGTTTGCGACGTTTTTTAGAACCACCAACCAATGTATTGACATTTAATTGGTTATTGCCACCAACTAATTCAGTAGTTGTATTCAATTTATTAGACCCGCCAACTAATGAATAATTTAATTTATTGCAACCACCTACTAATTCTAAAGAATTATCTAAATGTTTATTTCCACCTACATAATTTGAACCATTCAATTTAGTAGACCCGCCAAACATGGTATTGGTATTTAATTTACAATCACCACCTCTACGGGTTTTGCGATTTCGTTTATTTGATTTGCGTGTTTTAGGCATTATATAATATATATTTATTTAAAATTTATACGATTACCTTTTATAAAGACCAACTCTTTTAAAGTCCATGATTTAATATGAGGCAACATTACATCTCCTAAATATTCAATTTGTTTATTTATAGTTTTAAATGTAAAATCAATTCCTTGATAATTATCCATTAAACATCCTATATTCCAACCCTTTTCTATAATTAATCTCGACATTCTAAATTCTCTTTTTATAACCAATTCTACAAAGTCAGTAATGTACCGTTTTTGTGTAAAAATTTCATTTTCTATTAAATAATCAAGCGTTTCTCTATCCATGCTAAATATATAACTTTGTACATGACTTTCATTGACAGGGTCAATCATTTTGGGGCCATATACACTAAAGCAGCAATTGATAGTACTGCCAAACAACTTTACATCATTCTTTAATCCATCATTCTTTATTCCATCATTCTTTATTCCATCAATATATATATCCGTCCATTTCCCTTTATAATAGCTTGGAACAAAGGGTCCTACTACAGATGAATTAACAAATATAAAGTTATCATATTGTTTGTATAAATTGTGGGTTAGTATACCATCACTCCATCCTCCAAAGTCATATCCTATATTTTCTCTATAAAGAACCTTAATGTAATCGGGGAGAGATAATTTAATGGATTGACTATTACATACTATTAAAAAATGAACATCATCATCTTTAAATATACATTTAAAAAAATTCTCTACTCTATCATTTAATTGATGGAATACGTATATTACTAGAGTTTTCATATAAGTATTTCAAATACCGACATATAATTATTTGTTAATTTATACGATTCTAAACTATCAATCATTTTTAATAATGGGGCATGTTTATGAATACTTTTTATATAATGAAAAAAGAGTAAAATACTTTTGTTGTCTTTTGTAAATTGCAGTAATGTTTGATTGTGCTCTACAAACCACGCCATTGTTTGTTCATAATGAAATAATAATACAGGGGTCAATACATAATAACAAAATAAATTGGTATTTTCTTTAAAGTGTAGTTCTCTCTTCTTATCCATCAAGGACTCATAAGTAAATCCCATATTACCCAATATGTGCTTCATTTGAAGCAATGAATATATTTTTTCTATTTGTATATTTATTTTCATTAGGTCTTCAAAATCTTCGTACATGATATTTTTTTTTGTAGAATAGGATATCACTGCTATATTTATTGTCCTTGACCAAAACTCACAGAGAGACTCAAAAAATAAAAATTCACTCTCGATGTTAAATAATGGTTTAAATAATTTGGTATAATCCTTATTACTGTTTGAAAAATCCAAACAAAACAAATGAAAACATTCATGTATAAATACTTTAAACCATTCTTCCTTTCTAAATATAATAATTTCTTTATGGTCATCAGGTGTCTCTTTTAATGGGTACGATGTTAAACCACTATTAATTGTATAAGGTTCTACGGGTATTACCGGTTGCTCTTTTTTAAAATCAGTTAATATTATTTTAAAGGTAAACACATTATATCTTGTGGTCGCATGTTGAGAACACATAATGAGTATAAGTTTTATAAAATATATATATTTATTCAATTGTATTTCGGTTTGTGTATAAATATCTATATTGTAGGTTGCTTCCTTTATTTTAAATTGTACATTATGGTGTATAAACTCATGTGTATTTATAAAATTTAATATTTGAGGTGAAATATAGGAAGACTCTATATTTTTTACAGGTGTATTGTCAGTAGTTATGGTATGTTGTATTACTGTATCAGATGCC